TCTGTGTTGGCATTGCCCGAGACTCCCACGAAAAGTAGCACCGCGGAAATCACTGCCAAAACTCTTGGTATCAAGTCCATAAACTTGCTCCTTTTGTTTGAAGGGGTTTTACCCTAGCCAGGCTGGAATACCAGCGAACCACCCGGCTAGGGCCGATGAGTCCTGAAGGAGGACAGGAACCCTTTGTCTCATCGTTTTACTTTTCTATCAAGGATACTAACTGACTGAATTCCTCAAGGTCCATGAGCACTATGCCTCGGCTGGTTCCGTCTGGCATGGCAACCATGGCGAATGGCCTGATGTCCCCTATCGCCTTAAGTGCATCTGACTGCGCCTTTGCAGATTGAAATCGTGTGGCTATAGGCCCAATTTGGGCACCAGCCTTTACCTCAACCCTGAAAGCACCGCCCCAATTCTCTTCATGCCTCGTGAGATGACCGCCAAGACCCAGCTTCTTGCGCGCACGGCGCGCCTTGCTGTCGCCCTTGCGGCGATTGCGTCTGCCTCTAGCAGCAGGGTCTCCACAGCCTTTGATGCGCCGTTTCCCCTGCCTGTCCTCGCGCCCAAGGGTTCCGAACAAAGGACATGCATCATTGGTGCACTTGTCTTTATTGCCCTGGCAATCTCCCTTGCGTTCATCCACGGTTCAGTCTTGTCTCAATGACCTTGATGCATTGATTGGCCTCGCCTTTGGTCAGGCTGTCAAGCTTGTCAACTGTTCGGTTGAGAATCTCAGACACAGCCTCGGTTTGCGCAGAGCGTGGCCCGCTGCCCGTGCCCATCAACATGGCTCGTAGTTTGCCAATCTGGGCATTCGATGCCTTCTCGTTTGGGTTCTTAATCTTTGGCTCGTCAGAGGACACTTGCGCCTCGGGGAACACCTGCTTCACTGTTTCCATCAGAGATGCCCCTGACTCAACCTTGGGTTGCTGGGGTTGTTGCATCTGCTTGAACGCATCACGCAACTTTGGCATGGATGCATCGGTCAGTTCGTTGAGGTCAACGCCGGCCTGCTTGGCTACGTTTTCTGGGTCAAGCCCGGACTTCTTGCACGCCTCGCGGAACTTGGTCAGCAAGTCTGCGTCTGGCCTTGGCTCCTGGGTGCGCACAACCTTGGTCATCTCCTCACGGCTAGGACGAGGTGCCGTCTTTGACTGAAAAATAAAGTTAGCCAAAGCCCTACCGATTGCCGAAGTCTCTGCGTTTTCAACGTGTGATGTTCGGTTTACAGGGCTGGCATCCCTAATCTCCTCAGCGTAACCACTTGATACGGGCTCCATGTCAAGCATGTCCTTGTAGGCCTCGGCCCTAAACACAACCTTGCTGTCGTCGTAGTGATGGATGTAGGTGGCAATCCTGCCGTTCGGGAACATCTCCCAGAACTTGGCAAGCCGTGCCTCTACCGTTTCGTAACTGTCCAGATTGAACCTCATTAGTATTCTCCTTTGTTTGATTTGAATTGCCTGTATGTGGTTTGTTTTTTGTATTTATCTCGGAGTGCTGGATGCTCCTCCTCGAACTTTTTCTGGTCAAACGATTTGCGATTTACGTTTTTCCAAGTGCACTGAACGATACCTTTGTGAGTAGCAGTTGATGCATCGCCCATGACTCTGCAAACCTCGGCTTGCAACTGGCTAATGTGCTCCTCCATGGACTTTGAAACCTCTTGCGCTTTTCTCAGTTGCTCCAGTATGGACATGGTATCCGTGTCTAGTTCTACGGCTTTGTCGTCCGCCTTTGGATGCACCGTGGATACGTTCTGATACGTAGGACGAACATCATCCGGGAACATACCCATGTCCACGTACGACAACAAGCGTCGGCAAGCGTCAATGTGGGTGCGCTTCTCGTCGCTCGTGACCTTCTGTGTGTGGAACTTCAGGTCCATGTCTGAATCAAATACGCACCAGACAACCTCATCTGTTCCCGTACAGATTGCCTGCTGTACTCCTTGCCAATACCACATCTCTGGCAGCTTGTTGTCAAACCGTTTCTTGCTGGTCTTGATTTCGTGAACAAGTCCATCTGGATTGATGGCATCAATGGTTGCAATCAAGCGCACACCGTCCTCCTCGTAGGAGTACATTTCCTGTGGCTCGTGTAGCGGGTAGCCCAACAAGTTTGCCGACCAATTGCGAATTGGCTCCTCAAGCGTGGTGCCACGAAGCATTGCTGAGTTCTGTGGCTTCGGCTTAGGTGGCTCGGCGGCAATCAATTCGGCTACCAAGTCCGCCGTCTTTGTATACGGATGGGTGCCGTGAACTGCCGCGGCGATGCTGGCTGAAATGCGGGCCTCGCCGTTTTCGTTTTTCCATCGCAGCGCCAGCCATTCTTTTGAGCCGTGCGTTGGTTTGCTGATTCTTTCGATTTTCATTGAGTCTCCTTTACTCGTTTTCTTCAGCGTATCGCTGACGAAGTTAGTTGACAACCCAATCGGGCTCGTCAATCAAAACAATTTTTTTTACCATGCCAACAGGAATGTGCGTGACCATCCCAACCGTTTCCATTTCAACTTCCTCCATCGGACACCAGGAACAGGTAACCGAAACATAACCCTCAAGCAAGTCGGGCCACAGCCAACCAACAGAAATAACGTGCTGAGGTTTTGCTTTGTAGTCCCTGCTGTTTATCCATCCGTTGGAGGAATCAAATGCGTCAATCCAATGAATTGCCACCATGGACCACGGACACTTACTCATCGTCGTATCTCTTGTCGTAAAGTAATGAGCAAACATCTGCGGGCTTTAGCAAGTAGCCCCATGCAGGGTTGCTGGAGCGTCTAGCAAAATCTCTGCTTTCCAGGGTGTCTTTGTTGGCATTGATGTAGCGCTTGAGTCTGTCAACCGAAACGATAATGAAGCCGCCGTCCATGGAAAAAATGTACACCCACCACTTGGCCTTGGTCACCTGCAGACCCGATGGCACCCACTTGCCAGAACAACGTGGATTTTGGCGCATCTCTATCGCCATGTTTCCGTTGCGATACCTGTCCGCTTTCACCTCAAAAGAACCCTCAACCAGATTCTCAAGCATGTTGCGTATTCGTCCTTCGCCCATCTGACCGTACTTTAAATCCTCGGCAAAATTAAACGTATTTGATTCGATGTCCCACTTGCTGTTTTTCATTTGGATTCACGCTGACGTTGCGCTTCGCGAACCATCTGCAAGCAACCGATGTACCCGGCAGCATCAATGATGTTATCGGGCAGGTCCATGTTGGTCTTCAGTTCATGCATCAGTCGCGAGAGCTTTACGCAAATCATAAACAGGATGCCGTCTTCTGCCGTCATCACCTGTTCTCCCTTTAGCGCATTAAAAATGGCAACGGTTCTGGAGTAGTCCTCAAGTGGATGCGAGTAGGTGCTCTGCCTGTCTCGCGTAATGAGTTCATGCGCTTGGAGAAGTATCTCCGCGCCCTCGGTTGCTGGTTTCATCGTCCCCCTCTAGAAGCTGCTCGACCCTTGCTATCAAATTCCACAAGTTGTCTTGTTCGGATACCCCAGGGTAAACCCTACAAAGAAACCTTGCTATCGCCTTCAGTTCTATTCTGCTTAGTTCTTTGCCTGTTGTCAAGTATCCCCTCCGAGAGGTGAGACTCTAGGTGGTCGGTAAGGCGTTCGTCAACCCGTTCAACCTTATCTTCAACCCGCTGCTGGGATTTGCGCAAAACGTGCAGTAGTCCGATAACCACCTGGTGGTCGGTGTGATTCTCTTTTTTGAATTGTTGAAGAACTGCGACGAGTATGCCACCTACCGCTGTAACGACGGCTGCGACGATGAGCGCCCAGTTCCCATCCATTATGCGTCAGGTGCGGGTCGGGTGGCTAGCCACGATTTGACGGCCTCTGGGGTGGCATCACCGGCCACATAGCGCAGGTGCCAAGGTTCTGATTGAAGTTCGTGGGAGAAACCGAAACGCTGTTCGTTTTTGAGTAGCCACGCTAAGCGTGCACCGCTGGCGTTGGCAATGTCAATGGCGATACCGAGGTTATGGTTGGAGGTACCTGGGACCGCCATTGGTGCCATACCTTTTTTCAGGTACCACGCTTTGCCTTTGTAGATGCGCGGCTTTTGTTTGAGGAGCTTTTTGTTCGGGTTGTCTGTGTGCCTTTGGTAGAAGCCGTACTCTTGGGTTTCGAGCGAACGGTAGGTGTCGGCTTGGCTGGTTGGGGCGAGGTCGATACCTTCGGCGTTGGCTGCTGCGTCCATTGCTTCGTATGCGTCAGCCGCACAATGATGGAGTTTGCCTTTGCCTTCAATGCTGCGAAGAAGTTCTTGGGGGAGTTCACCAGGTTTGACGCCTTTCAGATGGGAGCAGAGAGTTACTTTGACGATGGGGTATGGGGTTGCCATTACTTTTTCCCGAACGCTTGAGCAATCTCCTCGCTTGTCAGTTCGCCGTCTGTTGAGGCGGCTGCAAGCTTTTGGACTACTTGAACCACAGCCATGAATCCTGCGAGCATCGCAGATTTGGCTACGGATACGCCGATGAGGGCACCACCGGTGACGGCTGGGAGGGCGCTGGCGAGGAACAGGGAGAACAATCGTTGCCCCAAATCCAAGAACTTGGTTACTACATCTTTGGTGACGGTCATGACTTTATTCATCTTTCTTCCCCGTTCCTAGTGTGAGCATTGAGTGTAGCACTAATGCTACCCCTGTAATCCAGAGGGCTTGCCGCAGAGTGGGACCTGAGAGGGTGATGAGGACTAGCCCTGTGCCTGCGAGGGTCCACGAGTTTTCGGTGATGTAATCAAGGAGGCGTTTCATTATCGTCGTATCCTAGTCGCTCCGGCGGCTGTGAGGGCTGCGCCGATGGCTATGAGGGCGCGTCGTTCTCCGACTGGGATGTTGGAGCCTGTGGGGATGTAGGTGTCTAGGGCGTTTTTGAAGATGTCTACTTTGTTTTCGAAGGCTTCTCGTACTTCGGTGGGGGCGTCTTGGACTGCGGCAATGAGTTCTGTGGTTTGTTCTTCGGTGAGGGCGGCTACGTCTAGGGTTTCAAAGATTTGTTCGGCTTGTTCTTCGCTGATGTTGGCTAGGACTTCGGGGCTGGTGGCTAGGGCTACGGCTTGTTCTTGGGTGGGTTCTTCTTCAAGGATTGCGGTGATGGCTTCTTGTAGTTCTTCGGCGTCCAATTCCTCCATCGCTGGTTCTTCGGCGTCCAGTTCTTCTATTGCTGGTTCTTCGGTGTCTGGTTCCTCGGCGTCGGGTATGGTTGACTCTGATGATTCTTCTTCTGTTTCCTCTGTTTGGTCTTCTTCTTCTGGGGTCGATTCTGTTTCTGGGTCATCTGTTTCAGGTTGAGGTGTATCAGGCTCGTCTTCAGGGAGAGTCTCGGGAGTTGTCTCGTCAGGCTCGTCGTCTTCTGGCTCAGGAACAGTTGTGTCAGGGGGAGGCGCTTCCTCCTCGGTAGGTTCTGTGGTGGTGGTGGCTGGGGGAACATAGACGGTTGTTGTTGTGGTAGTTGTGGTGGATGTTGAAGAGGTCGTGGTCGTTGCTTCGGGGAGTGTGGTCGTTGTGGTGGTCGTTTCGGGCGGCGTCGTTGTGGTTTGAGGAACAGTCGTCTCAGGAACAGTCGAAGTCGTAGTTGTTGTTTCGGGGACTGGTGTAGTGGTAGAAGTCGTCGTAGTGGTCGTGGTTACTGAGGGGCCGTAGGACCACGTGTACGGTTG